CGTAGGGTGGCATTGATTGACCTTCAATACCGCCACCTGCTGAAGGTGTTGCATCCGTTACTGCGTAGAGTGCTAATCTCTGTTCTGCCCCTGTTCCACTTCCCCATGGGTCTACTAATTGTGTTTCAAATCCGCGGTAATCTTGTCTATAACTACCCTCGAGTAAAGAATCAATCTCGGTTGAAGCGACGGTATCATCTAATTGTATAGCTATCCAGTAAATTGTTCCTGCTGTTATTGGAATGTTTAAGCCGGTAACTTTTTTCCAGCCGGCTGTCGTTCCCTTGGCGTTTGTTGTGCTAAAATCTCCTACTTTTTCTTCCGGGTTGTCGTCTCCTGCATTGTGAGTATAAATTCCAACTTCAAAATTAGCTTCCGCGGTTGCATTACCATTATACCAGCCAATTTCCGTTACTACTGTTGCTCCAGTTGGTGCTGTATCTTTTATTGCTCTTGCTAAATAGTTCATACCGGTTCCAGTTTCTGCTGGGTCATCAGATGGAGACGTTCCCGCATAAAGAAATCCTGAATTAGTGCCATTAATAATAGCCATAGAATTATGCCGCCCTTTCCACTTTGAATACATATGTTTGTCCGTTATCTATTGGCATTATAACTAGCCTATCCGTTGTTGCTGCTAAAGTTAAAGTGTCAATATGTGCCTTAATTTGCGCTGGTGTTGTTACAAGCGTCGGGGTACTTGCTGTCAATTCTCCAGCCATTTATTTTTTACTCACAGGTTTAGAAATAGTTTTTTTAAAATCTCCCTCGTTCAACTGTTTTACTAGGTTTCTGAATAACATGGATTTCTTTCCACCTTTGGCATGAGTTAGCATAAAATATTTCATTAATGCAACATCTACTTTTTCCTGTTCTTTATCTTTTATATAATTTAAATAATGATTAACATCTTTCATTTTATCATAATCATCTGAAATATATAATTGCAGAACTCCGTCTCTGTCTCGGTTATATTTCCACCATTTCAATCCACGACTTAATTTTCCTATGTGTCCCATCTTATTCTATTGTTGTGTTAGTGATAGTATATATCTTTTTTGGGTCTGTTATTTGGATTTGTCCAATTTCCCAACTTCTTATCAAACTAGAAATTCCAGCATGAAGAGAATCATCACTTATTACTTTAGTTGTAAGACCTACTACGCTCTGCCACGTTCCTGTCTCTTGGTTTACTATAATCATTGCTTCGTCTGATGTTACAGAAGTTGAAACAACTTGAGTTAAATTTGCTATTTGTCCTACTTTTCCATTTGAAACTACATCTGCAGTTTTAAAAGATGGATTGTTGATCACTTTTGAGTTCATTAATAAACTAGCATAATCATGTGGATTTGTTAATAATACCCCATTCCCGTCTGCTACTACTTCAATATTATTTTCACTCATAGCTTCTTCACCTCTTAAGATATCTTGGATTGGGTCTCTGGTGCTTGCTGCTGCTGCGTCCCATTCTGCGACTGCCGCAACTGTTCCTGATGTAGATCCTTCTGCTGTAAGAGCTGCATAAATTGCTATATCAACTGCATTAATTATTGCTTCCGCAATCTTGGCTATAGTTCTTGTTTGAACTGGAATAGCATTTGTTAAAATATCTTCTATTGCGATTGTTCCTTCTCCACCATATTTAAAATGGTCTGCTGTTACTTTCGTCCAGCTTGCTTCTAGTGTTGGAAATTGTGATAACCTTCCAATCTCTTTAACATTTCTAGTACCTACTGCTGTTAAAATTGTTGGATCTTCTTTATAATATGTTTCTGTCCAATTTGAAGATTTTGAGTTCATAAGCAATGGTTTTAACTTAAATTTTTTAGCTTCAAAAACCTTTATTATTTTAGAAATATTTTCTCCTCTTATATCTGTATCTCCTACTGTTGAATCACCCGCCATTTAAACAACTCTCCCGACTGCAATTTCTGTGACTTCTCCAGCTGAGGCATCTTGTAATCTTTTTCCTACAACTGCTCCGGTTAATAATTCTCCAGCGACTGCATCTCTAACCATATTAGTTCCTGAAATAACGACTATAGCTCCGGTCGAGCCACCATCTCCGGCATCTTTTATACGATAATCTCCAGTTGTGTTTAAACCTAATTCTGTTTTATTTTTTCCACCCTCAAAAGCCGTTGCTGTAATTCCGGCAAAAACTCCACTAGTCCCGGTTGCTGCAGTTCTTGGGTCTGATAAAATTAAAAGAGCACCTTTTGCTATATCTGTCGCCTCTGCTACTGTGAAATCATGTGTTTCATATGGGCCCTCAACAGGTATTGCTTCATTAGCCATAAGATTCCTATATGTTACAACTATTTAAATGTTTTCTTAAATTAATTCAATCCCGTTTTCATTATATGAATCCTTTTTTGTTCCTAATGGGACTACTGCCATATATGTCGGCTCCATGTGTTTAACTATTTCTTTAGGATATTTTATTTTTTTTAACCCTAATGCTCTTCTCGCTACTCCTAAGAATTTTTTTAATGCTGGGTGTCTATTTAGAACATGGCCTTGTTCTGTTCCTACTCCACACAGAGCCATAACTTCATCTAGATATTCTTCCGGAAAAAATAATTTAACGAGTTTAAACTCTGCAACTCCCATCCTTACATAATGCTTTGGCTCTCCTCTTTCGTCTCTATAGGGTAATTTAACAGCTCTTAAATCATTTAACCAACTATCAGAATGCGGTTTTGTTCCCACTCCAGCTAAATATAATTCCATTATTTTTTAGCTAACTCATCTTTAAATGCTTCTAGAACTAGTTTATTAATCGCTATTCCTGTGTTTGAATCTTCAATAATTTTTTCCATCCTAACAATTAATTCCTCTGATGCCTTTATTTCTTTTTTTAATCTATCTTTCGTTATCATTTGAATAAGTTTACCTCTCCATTTTTGAATTTTTCAGCATATTCCTCGTCTGTTTCAGGGGCTTTTTTTATTGGAGCTTGCCCGGCCTGTGTTCCGCCACCGATTAGTTGCTCTGCTTGTAATTTTTCTTTTCTATCCATTAATTTATTTTCCTCTTCGAGTAAACGTGCTTTTTCTTTATTGATTTCCTTAGCTTCTTCAATATAAGCAGCAGTATCTTGCTTAATAGGTGTATCAACTTTCGGTTTATCCCCCGCTGTTGGCTTAGGTGATTCCGGATACTTTTTTTTATCTTGTTCTTTTTCATCTATCATAACTCCTTTAATCATTCATTCTTTTTAAATTCTTGTAAACACTTATTAGGGACAAATTTATTTTATCCATCGTTTCAGTATTAGTCCTTAATATTTTCTCCATTCTTAACATAAACCAAAGACAAACAACTACTGGGAAATAAGTTGCCACCATCGGCAATTCTTCCTGCCCTATCATATAGGGTCACCTGTTCCTTTTTTTGTTTCTTCTGTGTTTATTGTTACTTCACTTTTTTTCCCTGTATTTATATCTCCATCTTTCCCTTCATCTTCTCCTAAATTTTCCTCTATCCTTGCTGGAAATTCATATTTTAATTCTATTCCTAATTGTAGGAGTAATTGTTCTTCGTCCTCTCTCTGTTCGTCCTCTACTGTTTGTTGAAAAGAAAGATAAACTATTTTTGCTGAAGCCTCTGTTATTCCTGATGCTCTCCCTAAGACTAATTCCGGGATTCCTATATCCATAACTGCATCCTGACTCCATGCTCCTCTCCAACTTAATGGGTCTAGTGTCGCATATTGTGGGATACTCAAAGCATCTGCTTCTACTGCTCCCATGGGAATAAACAATGGGTCTCCACCTTCTAGAGCTGTTTTTGCTTTTGCTTTAAATGCTGCAACCTTTGTTTCGTCGTCGGTGTCTAATGTGAACTTCATCAATGGCATAACATATCTATGGAAAACTGTTGCCATGTCATTGTCTAACTGTTGAATCTTATCTAGCTTCTCTGCCATACTTTCGTAAACACTTATTCCATGAAACTCGTCTCCTTCTCTATCATTCATTAAGTGGAATACTTCGTTTGGGTCTAAGGTTGCGACTATATTTTCTCTCTTGGCATCTAATTGTTCATATCTTATCAACATTCCATCATCCCCTACAACTGTTCTTATTCTTCCCGGATTCAATGGTTTAAGATTTAATAATTTTCCGGTTCCTGGAGCATACCTAATTAATCCCAAAGTCAAACTGCTCGCCACATTCTTTATTTTTTCTTTTATTGTTTTTGCTCTTATCACATGAGAATATGCATCTCCGTTTGTTTTCTTAACTCTAATCATATTCTCCATTATTGAATTAAAAGAATCTTTCCCAAATCCTCTTATATCTCCTAGAATCTTTTTTGTTTCTTCATTTGCGTCAAATCCTTTTCCGACTGCCCACATTGCAAACTTATCTATTTTTGCTTTTGTTCCCCCTCTATTAGTTCTATAATATCCATTCCATTTTGCCCAATCATCATTCTGCCATGTCATCTCTCCGGAAGAGCTTGGGCTGTCTAAATCCTGGCTTGGATCGCTTAGTGCACTAAGCTGCTGAGTCATTGCTTGCGTCGTTACTTTGTTTATATCCATTGCCATTTTATATTGTGTAATCTACCCTTGCCGATTCTATTGCATCCTCAGTTGCTCCGTTTAGTAAGCTGGTTACTATGAAATAAGAATATTTATTATTGTCTACTAATCCTTCTAT